AGCCAGGCGAGGCGAAGGGGCAAAGATTATGTGATATAATTGTATCGGCTGGGGCAAGGTAAAGGATAAACGTCGGAAGCTCATTTTTTACCGTCTTCGCGTTAGTTGATCCCTGGCTCAATAAATTCTTTACAGCTTTGTAGCTAGTTACGTAGGTGGTTGTTTTTGTAGTTTGCATTATTAGTTATTTAAATAGTTGATTAAAAAAATGACTGAATAAAAAATAAAAGCAATTGCAAATGGCTTGAGCTTTTTAGTTAGTTGTTTCATGTTGTTGGTCTGTTTATACAAATATAGTCTAAACAAAATTAATACAACAAATATTTTAACGACTTTTTTTATATATTTATTTATATATATTATAAATACTTATTTATCAACATTTTATGTGGAAAGTGATCATTATAAAAATATTAGCCTAAATATTGTAATATTGAAAAAGAAGGGTTTTTATATTAAAAAAGGCCAAAAAGACGGTAGTATATACCTAAACATCTACAAAGCAGACTTTATCCAATATATTCAAGATAGGCCTGACCAGGACGGTTGGGTAAAGCTAAGAATATATGAAAGGGAAACAGTAGACGCTAAAGGTCATACCCATAATTTAGAGCAAGTAAACATACCAGAAACAAAACAAAACGTAATTGATTAAGCAAATTAATTTCCATGGCAATATCTGACAGTCAATTAAATAAGTTGATAGAACAAAGGGAAGAGAAGAAGAAGAAAGGCGGATACCGGCCAGGATCCGGACGAAAGAAACGACTAGAGGAAGAGGAAGTAATTGCCAGGCTTCAACCGATGGCAGATCTAGCTTTTCGCGTATTGGAAAGGAAGATTGGGGACGGTGACCCTAAGGCCTTGCAAATATTCATGAACTATTACATTGGCTTGCCAACACAAAAGATCGAAAACAAGATCGAAGGCAACCTTAACCAGGTACAAGTTGAGGTAGTGAAACCCAATGTAGAGATCCTGGAAGCGGCGACAAACTAACCGCGGCGCATTGGTCGTCCGTTGGGGTTTTTTTGGGGTGGCCCGTACTTAACGGGGGGGACTTTAAGTTTTTCCCTTTCGGCAGGCCTGGGGTAAAGACCGATTTCTGATACCCACCAAACTCTTGTCTAAACAAACTTATATACTAATGACCCCCTTTTTATACCTACTTTTCACTTCCTAAATCCACTTTCAAATTTTTAGAAAATAACTGAAACTATGAACGCTAAACTACAGACTAACAAGATCTTTGAAATATTGCAGGAAAGCAAAAAGAGAATAACGGTAATGCAAGGAGGTTCACGTTGTTTCACTGGCGATACTCTTGTCAAGACTAATATTGGTTATCGAAGAATCTCAGATATATCCATTGGTGATCTAGTATATTCCATCGATAACAACTTTAATACCGTATTACGGAAAGTTGTTGATAAGTTTTTATACAATGGTGACCACAACCGACATAAAGTAGTTACATTTGTGCTAGGTGATGGACAAAAGATCACTTGCACGTATGGACACAAATTACTACAAGAAGATGGATATATTGAAGCAGAGGTCATTGCAAGGCGAATGCTGGAAAGAAATAGATGGGTCGAATGGCCGCTATCAAATCAGCAACCTTGGTCGTATAGCGACTCTGTGTTACAAAAACAAAAAGGCAGACGACTCGGTGCAGATAATGAACCCAGCTCTAGACGCCAATGGTTATCTGAGAACAATGATCTTAATCAATGGGAAGTACTCGACTGTGAAGATACACAGACTTGTTGCGAAGGCATTTATTCCGAATCCGTTGGGCAAACCTCAAGTCAATCATATCAACAACCAAAGATCGGACAATCGAGCCGAGAATTTGGAGTGGGTGACATTTCGAGAGAACTTGGATCATATGATGAGACAAGGCAGACAGACTATGAACAATGGAGAGAAGAATGGCAAAAGTATCCTTACAGAAGATATCGTAAGGTCAATCAGGACAGAGTACAAACCATATATTGTAATGATGAAGGACTTAGCCCAAAAATATGGGGTGAAGAAGGCAACAATCAAGGATATACTAACTGGCCGAAGCTGGAGAAGTGTTGTTTAAGTGATGAGTACATAAGTGAAATAATATTTCACGAAACGGCTGAAACCGTGTATGACATTGAGGTTGAGGAGTTCCACAACTACTTTGTAACGGAAAACAATTTCATTTCTCACAATTCTGGCAAGACCTACAACATCTTAATATGGTTTATCATAAAGCTGTTACAAGAGAATGGCAAAACCTTAACAGTAGTAAGACAATCTCTTCCATCCATCAAGGGTTCAGTGCTTAGAGACTTTGTCGACATCCTCAGCCGCTTAGGCATTTATTCAGAAGACAACCACAATAAAACAGAACAGATATATCAGCTCAATGGCAATGTCATTGAATTTGTATCAGCAGATCAGCCGCAAAAGATTCGTGGTCGAGCTAGAACGTACCTTTTTTGTAACGAGGCAAATGAACTAAGCTACGAAGCGTGGATGCAGCTCATCATGCGTACAGAGGGTAAGATCGTTATTGACTACAACCCATCAGATCTGTCCTCATGGATTTACGACAACGTGATTCCGCGTGATGATGCAGACTTTCACATTACTACGTTCAGAGACAACCCATTTCTTCCAAAAGAGCTAGTGGATGAGTTAGAGCGTCTAAAAGACGCAGACCCGAACTATTGGCAGATCTACGGCCTTGGTGAGCGTGGACTCTCGCAAGACCTCATCTATCTGCATTGGAAGACAACAGAGACAATGCCAGAGGGTGAGACGGTTTACGGCCTTGACTTCGGGTTTAACAATCCATCTTCACTAGTAAAGGTAGTGTTCAATGACGGCATTGCATATGTAAAGGAACTGATCTACGAAACGAAACTAACGACCAACGACTTAGTGGAAAAAATCTTAGCTTTGGAATTTAAGAAGTATGATGAGATTTATTGTGATGCAGCGGAGCCAAAGACAATTGAAGAGTTAGTGAGAAACGGACTAAATGCAAAGCCAGCCAATAAAGATGTAACGGAAGGGATACGAACTATAAAAGGACACCCTTTGGTTATCCATCAAGATAGTGTAAATTTGTTGAAGGAGTTAAAAAATTACCGTTGGAAGACGGATCGTAACGGAATGAAGTTAGATCAACCAGTTAAATTCTCGGATCACGCTTGTGACGCTATGCGCTATGCAATATTTTCTAAATTAACAATTCCCAGTGTAACCTGGGGAGCAATATAACATCATGGGATTATTTGACATCTTCAAAAAGAAAGGCATCAATCCATATCCATCAAGCCCAGTGCAGATGGTCGGCCTTAATAGCGCACTTGTTCAAAATTATACATCAGCATCATACGTAACAGAGGGGTACCTAGCAAACGCGGATGTCTATGCTATTGTGAGCTTTCTTGCTCGCAAGAGTGCATCCATACCTTGGTATGTCTATAAGCTCAACCCTGGCGAGAAGGCTCGCACCGAGCTGATGCGCTATAAGCAATTATCAAAAGGCATTGCCAATCGCGGTGCGTTTGAGCAGGCACTACTTGCTCGTAAGAACGCATACTCAGAAAATATTATAATGGGTACACCTTTAGCAAGGTTACTCGAGAGGCCAAACAATTATCAATCTCAAGACCAATTCTTTGAAAACTTATTCGGATATAGATACCTCAGCGGAGAAGGAAACGTATATGGAAATGATGGTAAACTTGGAGGACAGTTCAGTGAACTCAACATACTGCCCACCCAGTTCTTGGAAATATACCCAGATCCAATCGACCTATATAATATCGTGGCATACAAGCTGCAGGTAGGTGAAGGAATTAATTTGCCAAAAGAGCAAGTGATGCATTGGGCGTCATGGAACCCTGAGTTCGATGCTACGACTCGTGCGCATCTTCGTGGTGTGTCACCACTTCGTGCTGCGCTGAAAACACTTCGTATGTCCAACAATGCTGCCGATGCATCAGCGATGATGACTGGCAACGGTGGAGCGAAGGGAGCCTTGACTCCTAGACCGCTTGGTAGCATTGTGCCGAGCTTCACTGTGGAGCAGGCATCTGACATTAGGCGTGCAGTGAATGAGAATATAAACTATGTTGACAACAAAGGGAAGGTGGCAGTGCTGCAAACTCCTTGGGACTACCTCAACTTTGGTATGTCTAGTGTCGACATGGAGCTGGTCAACACACTGCGTCTTTCTATGCATCAGTGGTGCCGCGTGTTTGGTCTTCCTGCTGTGCTGTTCGATGTTGACACATCTAGCTACAACAACTACCAAAACGCAATGCGCGACCTTATAACAAACACAATCATACCGATGTGTTGCCAACTTCGTGATGAGCTAAATAAATGGCTCGTACCAAGATACGGTGAGGATGCATTCATTGACTTTGATATTACGGCACTACCAGAGATGCAACAAGACATGGAGAGAATGGTCCGTAGCTTGCGTGATGCGAACTGGTTGACCTTTGACGAGAAGCGTGTAGCGATGAACTACCAAGAGAAGGAAGGTGCGTTTGAGTATGCATACATTAACCAAGGTCTGATTCCTCTTGAGCAAGCGGTTATGGACCTAACTATTCCACCATCAGAGAACGAAGATGAGTCAAGTAACATCGCAAACAACAGACGAGGAGATAATGAGGATAGTGATGACGAAATATCCCAAGCTGAAGAGCGAGCAGAACTGCGCAGTAGAGAAAGCAATGATGATGTCATTGAGGACAGCATATAAAAAAAAGCTAATCGATGAACGCGAGTCAAAGAGAGGCTTATTGGATAAAGTTTGAGAGGCTTCGTAGAGGTCTTGATAATAAATATAGTTCTTTGTTTCAAAAGGCGATCGGTAAAGAGATGCGCAAAGTTGCAAGAGACTTACAGCTCATGGGACCAAGCGCAACGCTATCTATGATGGGTAGCTACGCATGGAGTGATGAGCTGATAAAAATAATGGAGGAGTTGTATAGAGAGACTGCTGTGATTTTTGGCAATGCATCTTATAGAGCAGTCAGAAACCAATCTCGCAAAGCAGCAGACCCATTTGGACTCAATACTGACTTTATAACGCAGATCATACAATTTTTGAGCATCTATGGCTTTCAGCTAGTAGCCGACATGACGCAGACCTCAAAAAAGAAGTTGACAGATATAATCTCGCAAGCTGTTGTAGAGGGACTTAGCATAGACGAGATGGTCCGCATCATTACAAGCGATGAGGACTTAGGATACAGCGCAATGCGTGCGAGAAGGATAGCAAGAACCGAGGTGATGCGTGCATCAAACTATGCTGCTCTACAAGGCGCAAATTCCCATAACTTTGAAGTAGATAAGGTATGGATAGCGGCGAGAGACAGCAGAACGAGGAGAATACCTCGCAATACTTATGATCATTTAAATATGGATGGCCAACAAGTTCCGTATGACCAACCATTCACTTCTACTGGTAAGAAAGGTGACACTGTGTTAGCCGCAGCACCTGGAGACCCAACAAGCCCAGCCGGCTTCACTATCAAT